ATGGCAATAATAAATAGTAAAGGGCAGTCTGTCAGCTATGACAGCTCAAAGTTGATAAAAAAATTAAAAAAAATCGTTGAAGCGGAAGGGAAAGAGGGCTACGTCCTTGTCTCTCAAAAGGAATTACACGGCGTGAAAATCATAGATAATGTTTATTCTTTAACGGATCCCGAAGCTGAAAACGCCGATTTATACCAAGTAAAAGCCCGTGAGTGTTACAGGCTTTTAAAAAAACAACATGCTATTTTTTAGTAGGCGGTCTTCCTGCCTGTTTGTTTCTTTTTAAAAAAGCCTTTAAATCAGCCTCGCTCCATAGGTAGTTCTTCCTGACACCTTCGCCTATAAAGCTTACCCCATGTTCCATAGCCCAGCGGCGAGCTATAGCCGGTTTAATCCCGGCTTTCTCCGTCACTTCTTTTGTTGTATAATGTCTCATTAGAAAGCCTCCAGTTCTTTTTTTAAAAGCTCGGTTTGCTTTGTTGCATAGTTTAAATTGCTTTCGTAGGAAGCTTTAAGCTGTGCTTTTTTCTCATCCGAAAAGTCTTTTGAGGCTAGGTCTGTTAATCTTTCGGAATTGGCTTTTATGTTTTTTTCCAAAACTTCGATTTTTTTTAAGTAATCATCTTTTCTTAAATTGTTAAGTTTTTCAAAGTCAATTTTACCACTTTTACAGGCTCTTAAAAATCCGCCTTGTGTCTTATAAGAAGAATAGGAGTATAGTTTTAACCATTTTGCCTCTTTTTCTTTTTTAGCTTTTTTTTCGTCTCTGACAGTCTTTTTTAAATCGGCCTGTTCTTTCCTTTCGGCCTTTGTGTTTTCTAAAAAGTTCTTTCTTGTCTCTATAAGGAGTTCAAGGTGTGCGTTTGTAAGGTTTAAAACCTTTTCTTCGCTAAATTCGTAAAAATAGGTTCTTTTGTAAAAGGCTCCGGTGTGGTGCCAGCATGTCTCGTTTAAGCAAACAGACCTTAAAGCTTTTAAGGATACTTTCTTTAATAAAGCCTCGTTCAAGCTCTCGTTTGTACCCATTGCTAAGTCTATAAGGACAGCCTTTGACCACTTAGATTCAGGCATCTCCTCATTTAAATAAGCTTCACGAGCGTTTACGCTCATTGATTTTCCGATGTATCCTTTTCCATTTCCGTATAAACTCATGTTTTTAATCTCCTTGTCTTTGTTATGTGTATATTATATCACAGCGCTACAATTATGTCAAGCGTTTTTTCAAAAAAAATTGATTTTTTTTCATTTTTTTTGTTCCAAAAGGCTCTAATTTGTTTCACCTTGTCCCAGTTGTACTAAACTTACATAGCATTTGTTCCGAACAGTTTAATATGAATTACGAGCTGCAAAAATTAAAAATGAGATATGTGCCTATGTTTGCCCGTGGTGAAATTACCGAGCGTGAATGTGCTAGGCTCTGCAAGATACAGCCTGTTTCTGCTTGGCGGTTAAAAAATAGATACCTGCAATTCGGCGATGCCGCTTTTATTCACGGCAATAAAGGACGCACACCGAAAAATAAAACATACAATTATAAAGAAATCGCCGCCGATTATAAAAAGTTTGAAGGAACGCCGTTTATGGCTTTTAGGGACGATTGTGCTGATTACCTCAATTATTCCGCCGTGCCGTCCTATACGACTGTTTATAACGCCCTATCATCCGCCGGGATAATTTCTCCCCGGGCCCGTATTCCGGTGCGTGAAAAGAAAAAACACTTACCCCGTGATGAACGCCCGAATGAAGGCGATCTAGTGCAGGTGGACGGCTCTAGGCATGATTGGTTTTTGAATGGTCATAGGGTAACGCTTCACGGTGCTATCGATGACGCAACGCATGAAATCGTCGGGCTGTATTTTTGTGAAAACGAATGTCTTTTAGGTTATAACGAAATTATGAAACAAATAGCCTTCAGAAAGGGCGGGTTTCCTAGAGCGATCTACTCCGACCGCTCGTCGATATTTTTTACCTCAAGGGGTGCGACGATTGAAGAGCAGCTAGCGGGGCTTGAAAAAACTACTACCCAATGGCAAAAAACTTGCAGGGCGTTACAAATAGAATTGATAGCCGCTTACAGCCCGCAAGCTAAGGGTAGGATTGAGCGGCTATGGCAAACACTACAGGGGCGGCTACCGTATATTTTCAGATTTCAAGGAATAAACACAATCGAAGCGGCTAATGAATTTCTAGCCGATTTTATCGACGGCTTCAATGCCCGATTTTCCGTTCCTGCCCAAGACGCTGCATTACACTGGAAAGCTCCGCCGCCGAGCCTCGATTTTCATTTTCTATTTTCGGTTAAGGCCGACAAAAAAACTAAAGCAGACGGCTCGTTTATTTACCACGGCTATAAGTTCCGCTTAGCCGTAAGTCGCTCCGCCTGCGTTCGGTTCACACTCTGTCTTTCCGAAAGCTACGGGCTGCGTGGGTTTATGAACGGCCGATACTACGATGTAGAGCTGTGCGAGCCGCTCTGTGATGTGGTCGGCGACTCTATGCCTTTGGTAGAAAAGAACCTGATATACCGCTATCTGCTTGCCGATACGCACAGCGGGGGTATTTTACTTTCAGGCTAAGCCCTCTTGCGCTTAGACCGAAAATAGGGTATAGTTACTCTAGAGTAAAATCATAGGGGGACTTGATATGTCTACAATTATAGGTGCAGGATTTACTTTTCTTATTTGGGTTATTTTAATTGCATTAACGGCCGTCATAGCAGAAAGAAAAGGTCATAAGGGGGCAGGATATTGCCTGTTATCAGTTTTTTTGACGCCTTTGATTGGCTTGCTTATTGTCGCTGGTATTAGCGATAGGACTAAAAAGGAATGCCCTTTGTGCTTTAAAATGATTGATGTAAGGGCTAGTGTGTGCGCATATTGCGGAAGAGATTTGAAAAACAATTCCGTAAATAATAAAAAACAAACTGAAAAGGCCGAAGCAGAAAGTATATAGGAGAAAAGAAAATGAAAAAGATGATAATTGTTATCCTGACAGTGATTACACTGCTTGCTAGTTGTGCTTCCACCGATTTTTTTGGTTTAAAGTCATCTAATAATGATTTAAAAAGTCGTAGGGAAATAACTGAAAACCAAGATAAAGCAGGCATAGACCAAGTTATTATAACATATTATGTGAAAGGTGTAGGTGGAAATATTGCTGTCAAAATCGGAGAAACAGAGGTAAAAGAAGCTACACAGATAAAGCACTCTATCAGTATTGAAAAAGGAACAAAAATTACTTTTATTGCTTATCCTGAAGATAATTATAAGATTGATATGTGGTCTGGTCCTTTTGCTAATACATCTAAGCAAAGTGTGGATTTGGTTGTTGTTGAAAATGTAGATATTTATGTTATGTTTAAACAAAAAGATTTAGCAAGTGCTAGCTATAATGACTCTTCTCGTACAATACACACTGGGCCAAGAGGGGGTAAATACTACATCAATAAAAATGGAAAGAAAACTTATATCAAAAAAAATAAACGCTAATATTTTTAGCTTAACAAAATATAAGAATAACAAGGAGTTTATATGAAAAAGATTGTTTTTATATTGTCTTTTTTATTTGCAATTTGTGTATTGTTTTCTAGCTGTGCTCACCCCTCTGATGTTCCGATTTTCGCTGTAATTGAGCAAGAAGAACCAGCTAAGTAATACACAATACTTTACGTCCGTTAATTCTCTGAAAAAATACCTGTGAGGGTTTGTTTGGTATAGCTTCTGATAACTGTGGAAAAAAAATATTTTCAGGAGCGAGATTCTGTTGATATAGTTTCATCTTGTTCGGGATAGTATCATCCCATGAAGATACTGTGCTCGTATAAGTTTCTTTGTTCGTGTTATAATCAAGATACCACCATTCAATAGTTCCAAATGAAAAAGTTATACTGGGCTTGTTTTCAAAAGAAAACTTAATACCGTGCCAGTGTTTATATTTTTTTTCTTTCCCTATCGGTAAATCAGAGCCGTCTTCTAAATGTTCCCAGTAACTGGATATTTTTACAGCAGAAACCATATTTTCACCATATTTCCCTGATACGTTCCATTCTCCTTCTCCTTTGTTGTTGAATATTGTGCTAGCTTTTGTGTTGTTCGGATATTCAAAAAGTATTCCGTCTGTTTCATCTCTTTTTAAAACTTGAAAGGATTGATTTTTTATTTCGCCGATAAATGTTCCGTCTTGCAAAAAAGCATTTTTAGCAAAAACATCGCCATTCGTATCAACCTTAAAAATCTCCTCTCCCTTATTCCTAATCTTCAATCCGTTCGTTTCGTCAAACCACGCTTCAAAATCGTTATGCTCATCGCCTTCGATTGTATCGATACGCAGTTTCCTAACCACAAGATTTTTAATAAACGCCTGATTGACTAAAAGCTCATCAATCATCGCTTTTTGAGCTACCAGCACCTTAGCAAACAACGCCCCGAAGTGTCCCGTCTGCTGTTTTAGCTCCTCTATCTCGAATAAGTGTACTAAGCAAGAATGATATTCTTTTGCATAGTTTATAGCCGGTTCTAGGGGCTTCCAAGCTAGACCGCTCCACTTATAACATACCCCGACCTTCCAGCCGCCTATAGTCTTGCCTGAAAGCACCCAATCGCCGGGGTTTGCGTCTACAAATCCGAATTTCTCTCCCTTAGTGATGATGACTGTTTTTGTGTCGGGGACAGTTTCGACGACACCCAGATATTTCGGTGCTGCCTCTGTAACGATATTTTCAAGCTGTTGCACCTGTGTGCCTTTTGTTACAAGGCGGTATAAGCCCCTGATTTCGGGCTCTGTTACAACCGACTTGTACTTTCTAACTTCGTCAAAAGTAGCGTGCGTTCTTCCGCCGCCAAGCGTGAAGCCTTCGGAAAAGTCTACGGGGTAATTGCCTGTAGTAAGTTCTGCTTTTAATTCTGCGTTTTTGTAGACTTTAAAAAAGCCGTTTTTTGAAAAAAGAAAACACCAGTGTGCCTGCTCTTGGTCGTCTTTAATGTCGGTTACGGTTTTAACCCCTGCAAGCTCCACGGTTAAAAAGTCCGTTGCTTGATCAAAGTAGGCTTTTATATTCGCTGTTGAAAAAATACCCCTGTAGTCGTCTGCTTCTACGACTCCGTCCCACTGTCTCCAAAGAGAGATGGTAAGTTCATTTCTGTTGCCTGCAATAGGCATAGTGCCTGCCCCCGCCGGTAAGTAGACGGCGTTACCCGAAACACCTTGAACGATTTGAGCATCTGCAGGAAGTGTCATGTTAGAGCCGTTTGCGTAGTTGATTGCTTCCATGATTTACACCTCCGGTTCCGTGAACATGCCTGCGAAATGAAATGCTCTTTCGTTTTCCGGAACATCAATATTAAATTGCAAAAGTTTAAGGCCGTTAATCTCTACCGTGTTTTGAAGGACTTCATTTTCCGGAACATGGACGAAGCCCCATTGATAGTTGGGTAAGTTTTGTTTTATTTTTGCAAAATTACCACAAACGATTTTATCAAAATCAAACTCGACGTTTGTTTTAAATCCTGTAAAAATGGGACTGGGCGTGTAATGGTCAGCCCAACACAAAACACCTATTATTAAATTTCCTGTCTTTGAGTAGGGAATTCTTACATTTGTATGTTTTTTTGTTTGAGCAAAATAGGATTTGGTAAGTCCTCCAGATAGTGAATCATGTGTACTTTTGCTTGTAGAATTATAAACCTCTAAATCAAAAATTCTTGTAGGTGTCCACATAAAGTCTGTATTTCTTTCTGCAACCGCCCAGCCGCCAAGATACCAAGTCGAAGCAGAGTTAGATAATGCTATATAAGAGTAACCCTCATCATCTTTGATAATGTCTTCTTTGTTGTAATTATAAGCGATCCATTGGTAGTATCTTGAGTCCCATGCGTCTTGATTTTTGGGATTAAAAACAACACTTTTCCCATAATCAGAGTGCTTATCTGCAACTTGAGAACCCAGTAAAGTTTTAATACTTTTATCGGAATTACACATCCATGCGGTTGCAATGCCGTAAGCCCAGCTGTCGTTGTTTGCAGGTTTTATAAAAAAAGCCCCGTCTTTATTTTCAGGCAATTTTACTTTTATAACAATATAATTTATAGGTGTTTGTGTTTCACAATTTGAAATAACAGTATGCCCCGTAAATTTAATCATATATTGGGCGTACCCTTTCCCGTACTTTGCAAGAGCCCCCGTTCCAACACCAATTAAATTAGTAAGAGGCTCATCCGTCATCTGGAAGTCTTCTCGGCCGTCCCAAATTATTTGGCCGTTTTTGTAAAGCGGTTGTAAAAGAGCGGCTTGCCTTTTTACTTCGTTAAAGTCAGTATTAAACGTATCTCTTAACGAGTTGTAGGATTCCGTAAGCCGATTGACGGCTTCAATTACTTGTTCATTTGTCATTTTTCATCTCCTTATATAACTTTAATAAAGGGGTATACCCCGTACGATTTAACTCTATTATCTTCGGCTGTTGGAACGACTCTTGATGTGTCAAATCCTAACAACCGTAAATAACTGCTGCCTTGAGACGTTCCAGAGTCAATATACCCCGTATCGAGGGTGTGAAATACTCCGTCAGTAAGATTGGGATACCCGTCATTCCCTTGCACTCCAACTCGTCCCTTAAGGTTTCGAATAGCGTCGCCTTGATACTCCAACGCCAATCCTGCTCCGCCTCGGCCGCTTCCGTCATCGACTGCTCTTAATGCAACACCTCGCAAGTCAGGTAATTTGGGGTAACCGAAAGCATCATAGCCTAGATAGTTTTTCTTTTTCTTGTCTCCAAAATTCTCAAGCCAAAATTGATAAAATTCGGGGTAAAGTTCCGGAATAAAAGAATAGCCGTTTGCATATAAATAGCCGTAAGTGTATTTCTTGCTGGTGAAGTACCGAATTTCGCCGATTGCTCCAGACTCTTTAATGAAGCGGTCTTTATGATAATTTTTTATTTCATCCATTTTTTCTTGGATAAAAACATTCATTTTGTTTTTTTCTTGAAGATAAAAATTATTTATTTCATTTTTAAAATTAGTAATTGTTTGTTGAGCGTTATTGCTAAGTTTATTTTCTGTGTGCTGCAAAATTTCATCAATTAAGGATTGTTTAATGTTTCCCTCAAAAGCCCACACGTTACCTCGAAAATCTACGACAGTATAACAGCCAAGGCCGAATGTTTTGGCGTTTATATTTTGCGATATTTTATTAGTTGCGGGTTCTTCGGTTTGAATTGTTACATTAAAATTACCTGTTAATTTATAAACAATTAAATACTGCTTAGCCCCGTTTCCGTTTTGCTTGTCGAAAAATAATTTTAATGTAAAATCGTTTTTTAATTCTCCCGATAAAATAATTACATTATTTAAAGCTTCTTCAAAAGTCATCTTGATTTCTGTTTTGTTTGTGCAATCAAACTCTATGATTTTAGATTTCCAAGCTGTAAATGAAGGATTGGGAGCGGGCAGGGCTTGGGGCGTTTCATCAAAGTTAAGAAGACTTAAAATGTCGGTGTCGGTGGGGAAGGATAAGGTTTCTCCGGGAATACCTTGCTCGCCTTGTTCTCCTTTCACTCGCTGCCAGTGATAGTCGGCAGGGTTGTCGCTTTCTGTTTGAGTATCCTTGTTAAAGGCAAAGCCTATATATGCCTTGCCTTCAGGATTATCGCTCATACCTTCGCCTTGAGCGTTATCTGCATACTTTACCCATGTAAATTTAGGTTTACCGTCTTTGCCGGGTTCTCCGGGTATGCCGTCCTTCCCACGCATATCAATCCATTTGTAATCAGCGGGGTTGTTGCTTTCTTCTTGTGTCAGTTTATTTTCTGCAATCCCCATAAATCGCCTTGTATCATCGGGATAATCTGACATATCTGTTCCGTTTGAGTCTTTTGCAAACTTAATCCAAGTGTAATGGGTTATGCCGTCTTTACCGTTTATATTAGGCGGGATTGGCTTTGGTGTTGTTGGTTTTTTTTGCGTGATATTGCTTTTATAATCGGGTATCTTTCCTGTGTCATAAATCGCTTCGGTGTAGTTTACCAACTCCAAACTAAAGCCTTTATCACTTCGCTTTATTTGGCTGATGATATAGGGGGTTGATATTTTGCTGAATTCGCCGTCTGCGTCTATTTCTCCGAATGAAAATAAACAGCCCGTGTCTGGCTTAGCGTCTGCACTCGTTTTGATTTTTGTCAAAACCGTAAGTTCATTAGTGCTTCCGTCTCCGACTACTTTTATTTTAACCGGCTTTACCCCTTTTTCAGTAAAACAATTAACAATAATTCCGTATGTTTCCGTAGCCTCAAGTGTTAGAAGCTCATTAGTGTAGATTTTTTTTAGACGCCCGCCATGCCATTTTGTCTCTTTAATTGTATAGCCTTTACCGATACCGATTTTTAAGCTGTCATCTTGAATTAAAATCTTACTGTACGGCGTGTAAAATACGCCCTCGTTTCCAACTTCTATAATCGTAGTTTTTGGCCGTAGTGCTTCTATTGCCATAAGCCGCCTTGCGTATTTTACGATATGCTCAAAAGTCGTAATTCCTGTAATGTTTACATCTTTGATGATACTATCGGGGGTAAGCTCAAGCGGCTCGCCGTTTACTTCACGCATAAGCAAGTAGGTATCTTCTTGGTATAAATCATCTTTGCTGTTTACATACTTTATTCTAAGGCCGTCGGTGCGTCTTCCAAATGTTTTTTTATTTTGGATGCTGATAATATTCTGCGGGTTATAAACGGCTAGGGCGTTTTCTTGCGGCCTATCTATAGCAATAGCCCGCCTGCCGAATATGTCTGTATAAATACACGCCCCCGTCGCTTCCATAATGTGATTGAGTGTATCGTCTTTCTTTGTATTCTGCGTAATCACCCAATCAAACTTAAAGCCCTTATCCTCGCAATACTCGTAAAACTCGCCGAAGCTCTCTAGGTCTAATTCGCTGTCTTCGTATCGACTTGCGGGGTGGCTGTCGCTTGTTTCGATTTCCAACGCCCACGCTGCGGGGTTTCTGGTTTCTGTCCTTTCCTCGCTCCACTTCGTGCCGTTCCAAGTGCGGGCTATGCCTTGAGTTACAACATTTATTTTTTTTAGCTTTTCCTCGTTGATTTTTGAAGCCTTTAATTTTAAGCCTAGAATTGTGCAGAATGCCCGCTCCCTATCCTCTATGACTTTACAAGGTACTAATTCCCAGTCGGTGCTTTTGTTTGGATCGAAACAAATGGACTGATAAAAAAGGCAATAACAATCGTTTTTAATTCTGCTGTCTTTATTACCATTGCTTCTAACCCTTATATATATTGCGCTTTGATTTTTTTCTTTTAAAGTCTTATAATCGGAAGCGGTAAAATCCTTATGCGCCGTATACCTTAATTCTTTTGTTGAAATAACCCGTTTAAAAAGATTTGTTTGTACTCCGTTGTTGTTAAATGTAAAATCTACCCAAGAGGAACCGCCGTCCAGTGAATATTGCGGCGTGATTGTAACTTGCGTTTCTATCTTGTCGCCGTCGTTATTCACCGCATATAAACCGTAAGGAAAAGTTATAGCAACATCGACATCTTTGGCGTATGGGTTCAAGGTGTAAGTCAAATATTCCTTTGTGCCTCCTGTAACATCGCTATCGTGCGGGATTTGGTCGTTACAAGTCTTTGAGTCCACTTTATAATTTAATGCCGGCATCTCGCTTAAAAGCTCGCCGTCTTGGGAGACCTCTATGCTTCCGCCTTCGGCAAATATACCGGCGTCTAAATTATAGCCGCCCTCTTGCGGGCTGGTCTCCGTGAATGTTTTAATTATGATGTCGTCTATAGCGATTTTTTTAAGAACCTGTTTATTAAAGCCGCATTCTAAAACGGTATAAATGTATTGATCCACCCCATCTGTTCCGGCTAACTCGTAGAACGGCGAGCATAATAGGTAAGGCGTGAAAAAATGCCGCCCGATAATATACGGCTGATTATTCCCTGTTGCGAGGGTGTTGCTGGCTCCACGCAAAAAAGGGCGGTTGTCAATGTCGGGCTTGTTTGATAACTTTTTCATTTTTTCAAGCTCGGCTTTTGCCTTTTCCGCCGCTACTCTTGCATTATATGCAAGAACCCCGCCCACAACTCCAGCACCGACAGCTAAAACGGCAGAGACTATAGCCACAACTAAAAGGGCCGTCGTTCCGCTGGGTGTCAGCCTGATTGTAACCTTGTCCTTTTCTTGCAGTACATAATTATAATTTTCAATCCTGCCGTTGATTACGATAATAGCATTATCTAAATCAAAACAGGGTAGGGCTTCTTGTACGGTTAGCCCCGCCTGCAATTCCAGCGGTGTTTGTTTATTCGATAGTTCTTTATAAAGTGTCGCTTTCATTTATTACCTCGTAATATGCAATCGGGTTCATAACTGCCAAGGGCGATATTTTAACGCCCTTATCTATAGTTGCGTGCAGTACCTTGCCTCGCTCGACTATATAACCCACGTGCGTATTGCCGTGATAAATCGAGTAGATGAGTGCCCCGATTTTCGGTTCTTCTATCTGCCTGACATTAAGGCCTCCGCTTATATAGTCATTAACGCTTTCGGCGGGCAGGTCTACAATACCGCCGTATAAATCTTTTAAGGGCGTTCCGGCCCGCTTGCAGCACTCCATTACCACGCCGTAGCAATCGAAGCCGCTTTTATCCCTTCCGAATTTCTTAAATGGTATGTTCAATAAATCGTCGTATTTCAATTGTTGCCCCTGTTATTGTATGAATTAAAAATTAAAGCAGGAAAGGTCATTCCGCCCCTGTCGTCTTTGTTTAGTTTCATGTCCAGCTTCATACCGTCCCATGTTGCTTCTCCGTATTTATGCTTGAATAATCCTATCGGCTCCACCTCTTCGCCGTTGAATACTCCTATAACTTCAACCTTAAAATAATAATTATCTTCGAGCATATCGATAATAGTATTATGCTCTACAAGCTCGACACTGAACGAGCTATCCCCGTTTGTATTCGGGGTATATGTGAAGCTGCTTGCACTGTAGACTATTCCCTTATATACCATATCCTGATTATCGTTAATCAAGAAAATATTAAGCGTGTTTTCGGGGTTTGATAAATGGACTAAAAACGGCAGGTTATAACCGCCGCCCTCTGTTAGCTGCTTATATACATTCATAGCTTTAAGCCTCTGTTAGTTCTAGGCTTACTTCTTTATGTCGCAAGCCTGTCCAGCCTGTAACCTTAACCTTATACTGCTTCGTTCCGCTCCCTGCGATGATGTCCGTTAGGTTACAAGGAACGGTGCCGCTTTGGGCTGTTGTTTCATACCAATCAAGAAAATGTTGAAATTCCGTTTTGCCGTCCACCTTAGCCGTGCCTGTGTCTTTAAGCCATAGGTTTACCGTGTGCTTTTTTTTCGGCAGGCTGTTTTTTAAATACTCGATTTCCCGCCCGCTTTTAAACTCAACCTTTTCGGTGTTGTCTTTATAGTTACTGTCCGCTCCGTAAAAGTCCGTATTTACATGCGTGCTCCATTCTATAGCCATTTTCTTCTCTCCCTTATATTCCGTAATAATCGCCTGACATTCCTTGCTGTGCTAGGTTTAAAGAGTCGTTGTACCGTCCGTTTTTTAAGCTCTCGTTCACTCTAGCATCTATCATTATTTCGATTTTATCTCGTGTTAATCGGGGCTGTGCCGTTGCAATGTTTGAAGCACTGTTGTTTATTACTATGTTCGGAGCTGCTCCCTTTCCGCCGCTTCCACCGTTTATAAAATCCCATAAGCCTTTCTGTTGGCTCATGTTCATTACCATTTCACGGCTGTTAAGATTTGTGGCTATGTTATCCCCGCTATAAGACGAACCGCCCACAATTCCGCCCGTACTAAAGCTAGGGGGTATAGGTTTGCTTGCCATAAGGCTCGCAATTTGAACGGCACCAGCAGCTGCAACAAGCGGAGTTTCAATAAATGCAAGCGGTACACCTTTTGATACAGCCGTTGAAATACCGACGGCCGTATTTGCCATCGCTTGTAATAGTGATACGCTCCATTGCCACATCTGGATTTTGTACTGCTCCCGAGCGGCTTTTCTTTTACTTTCTGTCAGCTTCTTGTTGTACTCTTCCTCGCCCATTTCACCTTTTAGATATTTCATTTCAAGCTGTGCTTGCTCGGCTGTCGCTTGGTTCTTCGAGGTTTCAAGCATAAGATTAGCGGCTTGGTTCATTATGCTTACGCTTCGGTCTACATAGCCCTGTACCAAGGTTAAAAGCTCTGCCGTTTGTGCCGCCTTACTTTGTAGATAGGCTTCGTCAAGCTGTTTCATTCGCTCATACTTTTCTTCCTCGCTTAAAACCTCGCTATCGGCAAGCGCTTGCTTCATCTTCAAAAGGTCGGCCTGTTTGCTTGCGTGCTTATCCCACCATGATTGCTCTTTCCCTGCTATTGCGTTTACCTTTTCATTGATGATAGCTTTTTCCGCCTCTGCAAGGCCTTTTAGTAATTCTTCACGGTTTAATATGTTTTTCTCGCCCTTTTGGGCTTGTTTGATTTCTTCGTCGGTTGCTTCTTTGATTTTGCGTTTTATTTCGTCAAGAGCGTTAAGCTCTTTTTGTAAATGCTCCGCAGGTGTCATCTCCCGTTTAATGCTGTTTATTGTCTCTGTTGCTTCTTGCGTTAGCTTGATAGCGGCCGCTAGTTTTTTTTCTGTGTCTGCCGCTGCCTTGGCGGCTTTCTCGGCTTCTTTTAATTGCCCCAGCCGTTTTTGCTCAATAGGGTAACCTTCTTTTATCAATCCGTTTGTTTTGGTTAGTAAGTCGATGTATGAATTAAGATAGACGTTGTATATATCTTGAGCACTTACCGCCTGTCCCTTTGCTTTCGCTTCTACTTCCAAGGCATATAGCGACTCTTTTAGTTTTTTATCGCTGTCTTCTGCTGCTTTGTCGGCGTTCTTTGCCGCTTCGGCGGCTTTGGCTTCGGCGGTTGCTTTTGCCTGTGCTGCTTCGGCTTCTTTTTTCTGAATTTCTTCAAGACATCTTCTAGCGTCTAGCTCTTTTCTAACCATCTGATAGATGATAGTTTCTTTCTTTGTCAGGGATCCGTTTAACTCTTTTCGCAGCTTTAGCTCTTCTTTTAGCCATTCTAAAGTCTCTTTGTCTTCAAGACTTACACCCTTTGTTTTTTTGCCTGTTTTTTTATCGATATGTGTTTTGTTGACACGTGCCATAGCCTCGTCGACTTCTACCTTAATATCGCCCCATTTACGGGACTCGTTGTCTAAAAGGGTTTTAAGGCTATTTACGCTGTCCGTCATATATTCCCAAAACGCCTTGGCTTTCTTGTTAAGTTTTTCAAATACGGGGTTTGCCATTGCTCCCACGGCTTCCATAAAATCGCCGAATGCATTTTTTGCCTGCGTGCCGCTGTCTGCCGCTTCTTTTGCAAAGCCTTTGTATTTACCGGCTATCAGGTCTATAGCATCGCCGTTTTTTAACTGCTCATCGGTTAGGTCTTTAATCTCGGCAATCTGCCGCCCCATAGTTCCGGCCATTCCACTGTAGGTAGAATTAAGCGTTTCGGCTGCCGTTTTAAGGTCGATATGTTTAGCCGCTGCGTAATCTGCCGCTGCACCCATTATCTTCATTATTTCGGCTTCCGTGCGGCCTGTGCTTGCGAGCTGTGCCATAATGTCAATGGTACCTTCGTCGCCGTAATTGCTTATTTCTTGCAAGCCGCTTGCAAATTCCTTTAACCTCTGGACGCTTTCCTTTTGTAAGTAAGGGTTATTCTCGGCGGCCTTTTGTAGAGCTTTCTCCGCTTTCTCTTGAACCTTGAACGCCTCGTTTGCGGCTTTTAGCCCTTCGATGAATTTCTTGACTGCCATTACCGCAACCGTAAGCCCAGCAGCAACCGGACCTGCTGAACTTGCTAAACTTCCCATTTTGGAAGCAAAGCCGCTGGCAGCCCCGCCTGTTTCATTAAATGCGGTTTTAAGGGCATTAGTTGTCTTTGTGCCTTTGCCCATATCCTTTGCGGTGTTGTTTACTTTGGATTTAACTTCTTTTAAACCCTTGTCCAGCCCTGCTGTGTCTAATTGCGTCCCTATTCGGACTTCTCCGTCGTTTGCCATATTGCCCCGTTATAAAAATTTTAATTTCATTTTCAAAATAAAAAACATAGCACAACCTAAAATCAAAAAGCCCAATATGCAAGAAACAATAACAAGGCTTAGCTTTAATCTGTACTCTGTCTTTTTCAGTTTCTCAATCTGTTTTGTTTTTAGTTCCAGCTCCATATTTACCCCGTTCTCGTATCCTGCGTAAGATTGCCTTAAAATCTTCAAGATCTCTCGCTCCGTCTGTAATTGATTTTTCAAGGCTTCCGACTTCGTCAAGGCTTCGGTCAATCTCGTTTTTAAGCTCTGTACTTGTAGCTGCTGATTGCATCTGTTCGTCTCCCAGTTTTCCGATATTCTCTCTAACCTCGTAAGCTCCGTTTCCGTAATTGTGTATTCCGCTTCTTGTGCAGCAAGAGGAAAAGCTAAAAAGCAAAATGCAAATAAAAAAACAAAAAAAGCTCTTTTCATTCATTTACACCCCCTCTCTTTTTCTTAAAAACCCTAAGACATTCTTATACTTCCAATAAGCAAACTTAGTGCCTGTTTGAGCGTAGCCGTCTTGTTCTAAAACTTTGATATAGTTTTTATCTGCTGCAACAACAATAGCAACATGCCCAAACGGATTGCCTCTCATTTTATCAAAAACGACAACATCACCGGCAATTGGCTTGTTCTCTGGATAAGGCAGCTTTCGTAAGTATTTAACCTCAACCGGTCTTTTTTCATACTCTGTGTAAAACTCCCTCGCCCCCAGAACCCCTGAAGGTTGTGGAATGTTTAAAACATCAGAACAATACTGTCGAAAAAGGTCGACGCATTGATAGCCATATTTTTTGTCAAAATCCACTTTTTTACCGTTGTGTTTTTTTACAAATTCGTCTAGTGTCATTTTGTTCATTCTCCTTTAATGCAGATTTTTTAAATACTTTTCATTTTTCTTAATTGGAAAATCGATACAAAGTATTTTATATTCCGGTAAAATAAATTTATCTTTTTCGCTTTCGTACATTTCGATTTTTTCTTTAATTCTTGTACTCATTACCTCTATCATCGAGTCCGCCCAAGAGTTTACCAGCTTTTCAAGATCTGGTCTTATTTCACGCCATGCGGGATAATTTTCAGTCCCGCAAGGGAGGCGGGGTATCTTTAAAAGAAAAGCTTTATAGTCTATTTCAATGTTATAAAGAATGTCTTGTATGTAGCCATGTCGTTCTTTACTTGTTAGTTTTTCTTTTAGATTGTTGTGGTCGACACGCTCCAGTAATTCATCTGCCGCATATCGTTGTCGCCAGCACTAATATCAAAAACCTGAATAGAGCCGGCGCGCCGCTCCTGGGGACATTTGTCGCTCCCTCCCATCATGACAACCAATTTAGTATAGCTATCGTTAAAGTTTATACTACCAAAGCTAGTCGTCTTGAAAGCTATGGCGTCGCTCCCGCACATAACGGACCGACCATTTGCTGAGGTAAACTCCTTATAAGCAAACTGTATCGGCTTTGTGTTGCCGCTCATATTCGGATGTTGCCCGCTAATAATATTAGATCCGTTATTAAGCGTCCATATACCAAAAGCATATAACGCATTTGGCGCGTTCGGTCTGTACGTGTAAATAATCCCACCATTACCAACAGCATTCGGCCGGGCATTTAACGCCTCTGAAGCATATTCTTTCATACCACCAGGCGCAACAGCTGCGTTTTTAAGAGTAATTACTCCATCAGGATACCCTGGTACCGCAAAATCTATCAGACTCCAATACAAAGTCCCGTACTTTTTATTATCCTGGGCATTGACCGTATTACTAACTACGATAAACCTAGTTTCTTCTCTATTAATAGGAAACGATGCCACTGCTTGAGTTCCTGTTACTGAACCACACAGCCCCTGCCCAAGCGGGCTGAACGGAAACGGCGTACCAGTAGGATAATCGCAATTTGAATTAAAATTGGCAGCGCCAGACCGCGTCGGCATAACATTACCGTTTTTATCCCATATATTTAATCCATCGGACACAAACTTCAGATTACCGTCCCTGCCAGAGACAGTTGTTATACCCTC